TCCTATGTTATTTCGCTCCGTGCAAAGAAAACAGGAGCGAGTTATTCTTCATATTTCTATGTGAAATACAACGGCTCAATGACAAAGTATCTGTTCAACACGTCTTCCACCTTTGGATGGACGGAATACAATGCGATTATTCCCGATGTGCAGGACAGCACCATTACCATTTACGCATATAACCGCTTGGCAAGTCTGTATCTTTCGGACATCATCTTGGCTGAAGGAACGACCATTCACAAGTGGACCCCCGCTCCAAACGAAATCTATACTACGGAAGTTAAAATTGATCGCCGTGGCATTGAGGTTTCCAACGCAGACTCCGCCCAACGAACGGTTATTAACAACACGGAGTTTTCCGGTTATTACAACGAAGAAAAGATATTCACGCTGAACAAGGACGAAACCATCACCAAGAAAACAACGGTGGACGGTGAATTAACGGTTGGTAGAACCAAATTTGTGCCAATGCCCACCGCTTCGGAAGGTTTAAATATCGTAATCCTTGATTAAGCGAGAAAGGAGATATTATGGCTACAAGTGGTAGTTTTTCAAATTATCCGGTCAGCAACTTCGGCCTTTACTGCACTTGGTCAGCTTCACAAAGCGTTACAGGTAACTATTCTGATGTTACACTCAATGTCTACTTGAAGTATTACACCATATCGGTTGGCTCTCGTTCTGACTCTACCGTTTCAATAAACGGCGTATCCGAAACCTACACAGCACCCGCTATAAGTGAAAGTGCAGCCGGTTATGACACAACCTTGCTGAAAACCTATACCGTCCGCGTTGCTCACAACAGCAACGGTACAAAGACGGGCGTGGCTCTTTCTGCCTCCTGGCGTTTCAGCGGTACTTATAGTGGCACAAGTATTGGTTGGATTACAGCATCCACAACTATCGATCTTGACGCCCTTGATAGAACGGCTCCAACAGTTTCTTGCAGTACATCAAATATTACCGCTAATGGATTTAAGATCAGTGCAACTTCCTCGGCTACTGCGGATATTTGGCAATACAGCACTAACGGTGGAACGAACTGGACACAATTTTCGACCACTGCAGGCACAAGTGCGAATACAACCCTTTCTTCGCTAACACCGAATACTACCTACTCGGTTAAAGTAAGAGCAAGGAAGAAATCCAACCAAGTGTATGGTACTTCAAGTGCTGTATCCACCAAAACGCTCGGCGGTTCAACAATTGGAAGTGTTTCTGCTCTTACTGCGGATGCATCTACCGTAAGCATTAGTATGGAAACCACCGTGTACGATGCCGCATATACCCATAAACTCCAAATCAAAAACGGATCTACTGTTTATTTGGAAATTACAGGTCTATCGTGGGCGAAAGGAACAGCAACAAGAAGCATCACACTTACCGCAGCACAGCGAACAACGCTTCTCACTGCGATGGCTTCTGTAAAATCCTTTACCGGCACATTTGCTTTGCTAACCTACAGCGGTTCAACGCAAATCGGCTCAACAGCCACAAAGACCGCAACCGTACAAACGACCTCCGCCAGTTCTGCACCCACAATGGGTGCTTTTACTTTTTACGATGGTCGTTCAGCTACCTCAACGGTAACCGGCAACGACCAAGTATTTATTCAAGGGTACTCGTATTTGTATGTCACCCCCGGCACCGCAACGGCAAGAAATAACGCATCGATTTCAACCTATTCTGCTACGTGTAATGGTGTGACCCTCTCCAATACAACGGGTGCGGTTATTGACCTTGGCGCGGTTTCCAAATCCGGCACATTGGATGTTGTTGTTACCGCAACAGACTCCCGTGGTTACACAGTGAGCAAAACACAGCAGATTACTGTTATTGCTTATGCTAAGCCGAAGGTATCATCCTTGACGCTCCGAAGAACTAACGACATCGAGGCGGAGATGCAGCTTGCGTTTAACGGCACGCTTTCTGCTGTTTCAGTTTCCGGCACTCAAAAGAACAGCCTCTTATATGTCCGTTATCGATACAAGCTGACGAGTGCTACTTCCTATGGTTCGTACACTTCGATTCTTGCTTCGGTAACCAAAAGCGGAACATCCTACTCGTTCTCAAATTTGGAGCTTTGTAGCCTGGATGCAAACTCATCCTACGACTTCCATCTTCAAATTCGAGACCAGTTGAATTCACTGTCTTCGGTTGACCTCTACTATGTTGTTCCCCAGGGAACGCCCCTTGTGGCACTGCGAAAAAAGAAGGTTGGAATCAACACACCTGACCCAGAAGTCGCGCTTGATGTGGTTGGTGATGCAAAGGTATCCGGCACACTTACGGCGACTACTTTAGATGGTGCTATTGCTCCATCCAAGCTGTCTTCTGCCGTTCCTATTACAAAAGGTGGCACGGGAGCAACCGCCGCATCAACCGCACTTTCAAATCTTGGAGGATTAGCGAAAAGTGGAGGAACGATGACGGGTCAAATTAAGAATGCGAGCACGGCATCTTCGTGGATTGCAGGCAGAGACCATGCAATTATACGAGGAACAGTTAATCCATCCTCCAATTCTTTTTATCCAGTAGCCTCTGCAAAATCAGTCAATGGTTCCTGGGAAATCGGTGCATTGGGAGATAATTTTTATTTTTCCTATGCTACTGATACGAATTACAACGCCGGCACCAATTCCACGATGACAAGATATATTAACACCTCTGGAAATTTTAACGGTAATGCTGCTAATGTCACTGGCACGGTTGCGATAGGAAACGGTGGTACTGGTGCTACAACTGCGGCGGCAGCAAGAACAAATCTTGGTATTGCCGCCACTTCGCTTTACAGCGGAACACTCTCAAGCGGAAGCATTACGTTCAATTACGGAAGTTATAAGGCTTATGTCATTATTGGCAGACCGAAATCTTCATCTGCTCTTGAATCAATAACTATACCCAAAGGACTCATCGGAACATCGGAGGCAACCTATCAGCTTGCGGATGAAGCGAATTATGTTTCCTTTGGTATTAAGTATTCTGGTTCAACAACAACGCTGACATGGAAAGCAAGTAGCTCTACCGGGCAGATTACTCGTGTTTTCGGAATCAACTAAGGAGGTATTGCAATGAAAATTAAGGCTGATGCTAACGGCTTTATTGAGAGCTATGCCACATTTGGAAATATCGTAGACAGCACTGAAATTGAGATGCCAATGGATCTTGACCACTTTGAAAGAAATTATCGCGCTTATCGCATTAAAGACGGAAAGCTATTCTTTGATGAAAGCCAGTCTGCCGTTTTGCTAAATGAGGCGGAAAACGCACAGCTTCGTATTGACCGTGATGCCGAGTGCTTTTCCGTAATCAACAGAGGTTGGTTGTGGTATGACACTCTCACAGAGAAGCAAACTAAGGAACTTCGGAAGTGGTATAAAGACTGGCTCGATGTAACCGAAACAAAGAAAAAGCCGGACAGACCGTCTTGGCTAAAATAAGGAATTATGGCATCCCATTTGGGGTGCCTTTTTCATACCCAAATCTAACAAGGAGGAAACGGCTATGGAAATCAATCTCACCACTTTGGCGGCTGCGATTACTGCTCTCGGCGTTATCTTCGGAGCAATCTTCGCAATCTATCGTTGGTTCTTGAAGCAGGAAAAACAAGACCGCGATATCAAAGCCATTAAGGAGGAGCAGACCGTACTTGTCCACGGTGTTCTTGCTTGCCTTATGGGTTTGAAAGAACAAGGGTGCAATGGCCCCGTAACAGAAGCCATTGAAAAAATCGAAGAGTACATCAACAGACAAGCACACAGATAAGGAGGTTCGTGCTATGACAAACTTTGAAATCGCAACAATCCCTGCATTGGCGGCAATCGTGTACACCATCATCGACATCGTGAAAACTGCGATGGGCGGAGATGAAAAGTTCAAACGCTTCATTCCTCTCATTGCCTGCGTTCTCGGTGCGGTGTCCGGTGTAATCGCATTCTATTTCGTTCCCGGTGTAATGGAAACGGAAAACTTGCTCGTTGCTATCATTCTCGGCTCTGCAAGCGGTCTCTCTGCAACGGGTACTAACCAGGCTGTCAAACAGCTCACTAAGAAGGAGGATAAGTAAATGAAACTGTATCAGCTTTTTCTCACTGAAAATGCCTGCTATAAAGCGGGCAAGAAAATCACGGTCAAGGGTATTATGGTTCATTCTACCGGTGCCAATAACCCTTGGCTGAAACGTTATGTCGGTCCCGATGATGGTCGACTTGGAAAGAACCAGTATAACAACCACTGGAACACCTATCATCCCGGTGGTCGTGAAGTCTGTGTACACGGCTTCATTGGTAAGCTCGCGGATGGTACAGTGGCAACCTATCAGTGTTTACCTTGGAATCATCGCGGCTGGCACGCCGGTGGCTCTGCCAACAACACCCATATCGGCTTTGAAATCTGCGAGGATGGTCTTGCTGATGCGACCTACTTCAAGAAGGTATACCAAGAGGCAATCGACCTCTGTGTTTACCTCTGCAAGGAATATGGTCTCACAGAAAAGAACATCATCTGCCACAGTGAAGGCTATAAGCAGGGTGTGGCTTCTAACCACGGTGATGTTATGCACTGGTTCCCTAAGCACGGTAAGTCTATGGACACCTTCCGCGCAGAGGTGGCAGCAAAGCTCAAGGCCGAAACTCCCACTGCGGGTAAGCCTACTACTTCCACCACTACTGTGACTTCGGAAATCGATGTCGGCGCAAAGGTGGAAATCAAGGCATCTGCAGAAAAGTACAATCCCGCTACTTCCAATATCCCTGCCTGGGTAAAGAATGATTACTATCACATCGTTACACAGACTACCTGCAAAGGTAAGCCTGTTGTAAAGGGTGGAAAGACTTGCGTTCTGCTCGGCAAGAAAATTAAGAAGTCTGGTGGCAACGAAGTCGCAGGTATCAACACCTGGGTTGCCATTGATAATCTTAATGTGGTAACTGGTGCAGTTAAAGTCGAAGAGACCTACCGCATCCACACCGTTGTTCACGGAGACACTCTGTGGGCTATCGCCAAGAAGTATCTTGGTGATGGTAACCGCTATCCTGAAATCGTCAAGCTGAACGGTCTCAAGTCCAATGTGATCTACAGCGGAAACAAACTGAAAATCCCTAACTAACCCTATGACGCCCATCGTTCCTTTCGAGGTTCGGTGGGCGTTTTTCGTTTTTTATAAACGTTTTTCTTAAAAAGGGTCAACAAAATGGGCCCCAAATCTCCGTAGACATGAAGGAGGTGTTTTTATGACCCAGGAACAAAAGAACACAATTGCCTCTATGCGCGGAGAAGGATACGGTTATGCCGCCATTGCGAGTGTCTTGGATATCTCGAAAAACACGGTTAAGACCTTCTGTAATAGAAACGGTCTCGCTGGCAAGAGACAGGAAGAAAACAAACTGGTTCTTCCTGAAAATGTCTGTAAATATTGTGGCGCATCGTTAATTCATATGGAAGGTCATAGAAAAAAGCAGTTCTGTAGCAAGAAGTGTAGTAACGCTTGGTGGAATGCTCAAACAGCAAAAAACGCAGCAAAGGACAAAGTACACACTTGTCCCGGCTGCGGAAAAGAGTTTTATTCAAGTGGTAAGAAAATCCGCAAATACTGCACCTTTGATTGTTACATCAATGACCGTTTCCATAAAGGTGGTGACGCCGTATGACAAAAGCACAATTTGAGCGTGAACGGCTATACCAACTCACTATGACAACCTTCAAAATCCTCCTGGTTCGAGGCGCAATAACAGCCGAGGATTACGCCATAATTGATACAAAGATGCGGGCAAAATACTCTCCATTATTAGGTAGTTTATACCCTCAAAATGACTTGATAATTCAAGGGAATGACGGTAATATGTGTAACACCGAAGATGTATCTGAAGGTGACTAATAAAGGAGGTGTTCCGTATGAAAAAGACAATACGGGTTATTGAACCCACCATACCGCTTCTCAAAAAGAAAAAGCGTGTTGCTGCGTACGCTCGTGTTTCTTCCGGCAAGGATACAATGTTAATGTCTTTGTCTGCACAGGTCAGTTACTATAGCGAGCTTATTCAAAGAAACTCTGAATGGGAATACGCAGGGGTCTATGCCGATGAGGCAACGACTGGCACGAAAGAAGACCGCACTAATTTTCAGAAACTACTCAAGGCTTGCCGTAACGGTGAAATCGACATTATTCTTACGAAGTCCATTTCAAGATTTGCGAGAAATACCGTTACATTGCTTGAGGCAGTTCGTGAACTGAAAAAGTACGGTGTGGATGTTTATTTTGAGAGAGAAAATATACACTCTTTAAGCGGGGATGGTGAGTTGATGCTGACCATCCTCGCTTCTTTTGCCCAGGAAGAAAGCCTATCCGCAAGCGAGAACCAAAAGTGGCGCATCAAAAAGAACTTTGAGGAAGGTAAACCCTGGACCTACGGTATGTTGGGTTACCGCTACAACGGTGAGTATTATGAGGTAATCCCGGAAGAGGCAGAGGTGGTGCGTAAGATTTTCGCATATTACCTTGAGGGACTTGGCTACAACGCAATTTGCAAACGTTTGGATGCTGAAGGTGTTGTGACTCGAAACAATAACAAGTGGTCGCAGAACAGCGTTTCTAAAATCCTCAAGAACTATACCTACACTGGAAATCTGCTGTTGCAGAAAACTTTTCGTGAAAACCACATAACCAAAAAGACCCGTGTGAATCGTGGTGAGCTCCCAAAGTACCACGCAGAAGACACCCACGAGGCTATCATTGATATTGATACCTTTATGGCGGTGCAGAACGAGATAGCACGAAGATTGAAGGAATTTGAACACAAGTCCCAAGTTCAAAAGACATACCCATTTACACATAAGATGGTTTGCGATTGCTGCGGTGCTTATTACCGCAGAAAAATAACAAAGTCAAGAATTGTTTGGATCTGTGCTACATTCAATCAAAAAGGCAAAGCCTTGTGCCAACAATCAAAGCAACTGCCGGAAGAAACGCTTATCGCACTTTGCAATGACGTTCTTGGCCTGGTAGAGTTCAACGAGCAGATTTTCATCAATAAGGTTTCCCAAATTCGCATCCTTGATAACAACCGAGTGCAGTTCCTTCTTTCCGACAGCAAAACGGAAGAACGCACCTGGAAAGACCGCTCAAGGTCGGAAAGCTGGACGGATGAAATGAAGGAAACTGCACGGCAAAGAACACTACAACGCTACGCACCAAAGGAGGTGGAGTGATGGCAAGAGAAGTAAGGGTAATCCCTGCAAGTGTACACAAATTTACGACCGTTCCTTTTGGCTCTACGGTAAGGAAAAGGGTCGCAGGCTACGCTCGTGTTTCTACCGACCTTGAGGAACAGCTCACAAGCTACGAGGCGCAGGTGGATTACTACACCAAGTACATTCAGAACAATCCCGATTGGGAGTTTGTCGAGGTATATACAGACGAGGGCATTTCAGCCACCTCTACCAAACGCAGAGATGGTTTCAACCGCATGATTCAAGATGCCTTGGATGGCAAAATTGATTTGATTATAACCAAGTCGGTCAGCCGTTTTGCCCGAAACACCGTTGATACCTTAACTACCGTTCGTCAGCTCAAGGAAAAAGGCATCGAGGTATACTTTGAAAAAGAGAACATTCACACCTTGGATAGCAAGGGCGAATTGCTTATAACCATTATGTCAAGCCTTGCCCAGGAAGAGAGCCGTTCCATTTCCGAGAACGTAACCTGGGGACAGCGTAAACGCTTCGCTGACGGCAAGGTCAGTATGCCTTATAAACAGTTCCTCGGCTATGACAAAGGCCCCGGCAAACACGGCACACCCGTAATAAACGAGGAACAAGCCGAGATTGTGCGCCTTATCTACAGGCTATTCCTCGAAGGCAAAACACCGAGTGGAATTGCACGATACCTCACTGAGCAGCAAATACCGACCCCCGGTGGTAAGACCAAGTGGCAAT